ATGCGTTGAGATGTGGGGAGAGACCTGTCCTATCCTGTCAGAAGTCAGAACTTGGTTCAAAGACAAGAGTCTTGAAGATATGGGTCGTAAGTACTGGAAGAAGCGTAGTTATTTGTTCCAGGGCTTCGTACGAGAAAATCCTATGCAGGAGGATGCAACTCCTGAGAATCCAATTCGTAGATTTGTAATTAGTCCACAAATCTTTAACCTGATTAAGTCAGCACTACTTGACCCAGACATGGTTGAGTTACCAACTGACTACAATCAAGGCTTAGACTTCAGAGTAGTTAAAACCAGCAAAGGCGGTTACAGTGACTACTCTACAAGTAATTGGGCAAGGCGAGAGTCTGCACTAACTTCAACAGAAACAGCGGCTATAGAACAATATGGTTTATTCGATCTAGCAGACTTCTTGCCCAAGCGTCCTGATGAGACAACACTCAAGGTTATGAAAGAAATGTTTGAAGCATCAGTAGATGGGCAACCATATGACGCTGATAAGTGGGGCAACTACTTTAGACCAGCAGGTGTCGTTATTGCTAACGCACAACCTGCAACTGAAAGTGCTCCTGCTTCAAAGCCTGCTCCAGCACCGGTAGCTGAAGCACAACCTGAGCCAGAAGAAGATATGGAACCAGCAGAAACAACAGCACCAGTTGAAACTGCTAAACCAGCAAGCCAGAGAGCAGAAGACATTCTGGCTATGATTAGAAATAGACAAAAGTAATAAAACCTCCTAGTAGTAAGTAGTTAGAAGCGGGTGTCCAATGGTGGGCACCTGCTTTAATACTACAAGTACAATGTTTACACAACTCGATTACGAACTATTTCCCGATACGCCTGAGGTATACAAGTTACCGTCAGGCAAACTCGTGGCTAAAATCCTTAAAAATGCATCTAGTAGTATAGATAAAGAAGGATACAAGTTAGCAACACTGAAAGAAATACAACAAGCACAAACAATTACAGTTTACTGGCGAGAACCTATTGCAAGGTTTAAAAGTGGTGTAAGTACATTTGTACACCAGACTGGCGTTAGTATGCATACGGCTGTAAAGTATTTGTTTTTAAATAAACATTACGCACCACAGTTTTACACTCTAATTAACTTGCATCGTTACATGAACGAGCAAACAAGTTTTGTGTTTAAAAGCATAGACAAAATTAGAGAGGTAACTGTATTTCACGAACGACCTTATAATACAATGGATGTACCTGTGTCAGACAAAGTACAATTCTATATGACTTGTGATAAGATGATATGGGATAACTACATAAATGAACAAGTACATTTTGATGAACTAATGCGTGTACTTCGTACTAACCACAAGGAATACTATAAAGAAGTTTTTGAACATAGTAAAAAAATACATGAAAGCATTTAAAGAGCTAGAGTGTCATGGGATAATTCAAATACAACATGAAGTCATGGAGCACCTTGCTGGTTACGATCTTGTAGAAGGATGGAACGATATTGACGAGTCTACTTGCCTACGTAGTTGTCCTACTCTGATGAATTGGCTAGTCAAGGATCTCAAACTGCATCCTAGAGATATTGCTTGTACGTATCTTACTAGACATTTAGACTTACACGTAGATGCAAAACCAGTAGTTGCTAAACTTAACATACCTATACAAAACTGTGTGGGTAACATAAACTATTGGTATGATGAGGATATTAGTTACAGACCAAAAATAAAAGATAAGTTTGATAGAGAAGTATATGACTTAAAAGGTTGGGTAGCAAACTCAGAGATAATTACACACAAGTTCTTTACAAAACCAATAGTGTTCAACAGTCAGATACCACACGGTGTAAAGATTGAATATGGGCCACGTATAGTATTAAGTATGACATTTTTCAATGAACCAGTAAATGAATTGCGTTAGATTTAGACACTTTGCAAGATTAAATCCAGACGGTACCGTAAGTCGGTGCGGACATATGGTACGCCCCCCACGATTTAAGTCGTTCAATGACATGAATGCTAGTGAATGGAATCAAAACTTGCAAGACTGGCCTGACGAATGTATAAGGTGTAAAGTTAGTGAAAATGAGGGCAAAGAAAGCATAAGACAGTTTAGTGAGAAACAACACGAGGAACTTTACAATATACGCAAAGACTATCTCATTATAGGCGGGGTATTAGACAATATATGTAATAGTGCATGTCAGCATTGTAATCCACACCTTAGCACAAAGTTTGGCGCAATCGCAAATAATAAAATTGGTGTAGATAATACAGATAAGTTTTATGACTTTCCGCAGGAGCGCATACTTAAACTAGACATTAACGGTGGTGAACCCACTGCGAGCCCTAACTATAAAACATTATTAGAACATCCACCAAAAAATGTACGTTATATTCGTATCAACACAAACGGTAGTTTAAGAATAGATGTTAAGAGTTTACTTGAACGTGATATAGATGTTACAATAACAATGAGTTTGGACGGTATTGATAAGGTACACGACTACTTACGTTGGCCCGTAACTTGGAAAACATGGCTAAAGCAATTTAATTACTATAATAAATTCAAGAATGAGAAGTTTCATTTAGATCTATGGTCTACTATTAGCGCATTAAACTTACAAGACTTTAATAATATTAAAAAATTTACTGAGGATAAGAAAGTAAATTGGGCATGGGCGTTTTTAGAAGCGCCAGACGTCTTAAGTGTTAGACATACAAACTTTTTAACTGAGCCAGCAAAAGAATTATTTAACGTTGTAGGTACTGAACAGGACAACAGTCACAAGTTGTCTGAATGGTTACTGTATCAAGATACAATTAGGAAAATTAATTATAAGGAATATCTGTTATGAAAATAGCAATTACAGGCGGTACAAACGGTATAGGCAAGGCAATATTAGATCATTATGTTCAAAAAGGACATACTGTATTAGATTACAGTAAACGCAATGGATGGGATATTGCTAATCACGAGTACTTGGCTGAACGCATTGCACAAGCTGATTGGTTCTTTAACAATGCACAACAAGGTTATGCGCAAACAGAATTATTGTTTGATGTGTATGAATATTGGAAAGATAAACCAGGTAAAAAGATTATTAATATCAGTAGTATGATGGCAGGTATGACTGTTAGTTGTTTAGATGGTTATCATATGTTAAAGTACCATCACCAAAAACGTGCATTAGAAAGTGCTGTTGAACTATTACGTAATAATCAAACTTGGCCACAACTTGTAATTGTGCGGCCAGGTAAAGTAGACACACAAAAAGAAGGCGGCGCTAATGTACACGCATGGGTAAAGAGACTTACAACTATTTTAGAAAATGACCAAGTAGGTATGGAAATTTACGACGTTAGTATTGCCTAATGGACGCTAAAGAATATATTACTAGTGATGTACGATGTCCTGTGCCTTGGACGGGTGTAATGGTCAATCACAATGGACAAGTCAAAAACTGTATAAGAGCATATCAAGATATAGGCGATCTTAAAACTATGCCTATACGTGAAATAATTAGTGGTTCTAAAAACTTAGAAATACAAAAGACACAACAAAGTAATAAACAACACGACAGTTGTCAAGGTTGCTATGAACTCGAGAGACAAACAACTGGTTTAAATGTTATCAGCGATAGAAAGTATTATATTAAAGAACTAAGAAACGTTGACAAAGTTATATACGATCAAAATGCACACGAACTGCACCAAATTGATATACGTTGGCAAAATACCTGTAACTTTAAATGTATATACTGTGGTCCAGAGTTTAGTAGTAAGTGGGAACAAGAACTAGGAATAAAACAACCTAAGCCCGGTAAAGACAAATATAAAGACCTGCGTAATTATGTTTTTGAAAATATCAAAACGTTAAAAAATGTTTACTTAGCAGGCGGTGAGCCCATGCTAATGACAGAGAACGAAGAACTACTTGAGGAACTTTACAAGTATAATCCCAATGTAAGTTTACGTATTAATACTAATTTAAGTCAGACAAATACAAAAGTATTTGACTTAGCATGTCAGTTCAAAAATGTACACTGGACAGTTAGTGCAGAAACAATGGGTGCAGAATACGAGTACATTCGGTATGGTGGAGACTGGGCAACCTTCTGTAGCAACTTACGTTGGATCAAAGACCTAGGACATAAGATAACATTTAATATGTTATACTTTGCTCTTAATGCGTATAGCATGTTTAACTTTATAGATAAATTTAAAAACGACTGGAACTTTCATCCAAATGCATTTGTAATAGGACCAATAACAGAACCGGTAGAACTTAACATTCGGCATCATAGTAAATTGACACTGGAAAAAATAAGTGTTATACTAGGTAAACGAATACAAGAAAACCCAGGACATCTATTAGAAAACAGTTATAGAAATTTACTGAGATATATACAAGAGCCGTTTGAAAAAAATCCAAACAGCACGATTGAATACTTACAGTGGATAGATGCTCGCAGAAGTACAGACAGTGAGCAAATATTCCCTGAGATTTATAAACTTATGAGGCAATAACATGGCACAAAAACCCTTCGACGTATCAAAATTTAGAAAAGGCCTAACTAAAGCCATTGACGGAATTAGTTTTGGCTTCAATGATCCTACAGACTGGATCTCAACAGGCAACTATGCCTTAAACTATCTTATTAGTGGAGACTTTAACAAAGGTGTACCACTAGGCAAAGTGACTGTATTTGCAGGTGAGTCTGGTGCAGGTAAAAGTTACATTTGTTCAGGCAACATTATTAAGGCCGCTCAAGAACAAGGAATCTTTGTTGTACTAGTAGACAGTGAGAACGCACTAGATGAGAGTTGGTTACACGCATTGGGAGTAGACACCAGTGAGGATAAACTACTACGTTTAGGCCTGGCTATGATTGATGACGTGGCAAAGACTATTAGTTCATTTATGGCAGACTACAAAACTCTGCCATTAGACGATAGACCAAAAGTACTATTTGTTATTGACAGTTTGGGTATGCTACTTACACCTACTGACGTAGATCAGTTCGATAAAGGTGACTTAAAAGGTGATATGGGTCGTAAGCCCAAAGCACTGACAGCACTTGTACGTAACTGTGTTAATATGTTTGGTAACCACAATGTAGGCATGGTATGTACTAACCACACATACGCAAGTCAAGATATGTTTGATCCAGATGATAAGATATCAGGTGGACAGGGCTTTATCTATGCTTCAAGTATTGTAGTTGCTATGAAGAAACTTAAACTAAAAGAAGATGAAGACGGTGTTAAAACTTCTGAAGTAAAAGGTATTAGAGCAGGCTGTAAAGTAATGAAGACTCGTTATGCCAAACCGTTTGAAGGTGTACAAGTTAAGATTCCTTATGAAACTGGTATGAATCCATACAGTGGCCTAGTAGACTTGTTTGAGAAAAAGAACTTGTTACAAAAAGATGGCAACAGACTAAAGTATGTTGCAAGTGAGGGCGAAGAAGTCAAGTTCTACAGAAAAGAGTGGGAACAGAATACAGGTGGTTGTTTAGATGCTATTATGGCAGACTGGGACGATAAACCTAAAAAACAAGAACTAACAGAAGAAGTACCTACAACGGAACCAGAAATTGCTGATGAAGTACCTACTCAAGAAGAACTACAGTAGTCTACTAACACAGCCAGTAAATCAAATATACACTGAGTTACAGGCGGTATACAAGGGTGCGTTTGCTAACAACGAACGCATTCTTTTTATTGATGATGTTGTAGAGTCTGATGCTAAAGAACACTTAGAGCGTTACCTTAGCAAGTTATTTGTACATTTAGACATTGATACATTCTTTGTTGAGAATATAAACAGAGGCAATTTGTCGGTAGACAATCCTACAAACTACAACATACCAGATACAATTTGTATGACACCGTGGATAGGACTAGAGATAGATGTTGACAGCAGTTTACATCGTTGCTGTTTATGGGACAGGCAATTAGGTGAGACTAGTACCAGTATTATTAGGTACTTTACAAGCTCCAAACAACAAGAGCTGAAGCGACAGTTATTACAAGGGCATAGACCAGACGCTTGCGGTGAGTGCTGGCAAGTAGAAGATAGTGGTGGTGTCAGTAAACGGTTAAATGATGAATATGTGTTTAGAGAACACAAGTTTGGCATAGACTACAACGATTTAACAGCAAACAAGATACTAAACTTAGATATCAAGTTGGGTAACAAGTGTAACCTAGCATGTAGGATTTGCAATTCACATTCTAGTAGTACCTGGAGTCTTTACGAGGATGCAGTAACGATAGAGTTTGACTGGTTAGCAAATGAGTCAAGTACATTTTGGTCAGACATTATTAGTGTAAGCAAGGATGTAAGATACATTACATTTGCAGGTGGTGAACCGTTACTGGACAAAACACATAGAAAGTTGTTACAATATTTTATAGATAATGATCTTAGCAAAAATATATCATTACATTATAATACAAACGGAACAGTATTTGCAGACTTCCTATTTAATTACTGGGATAAATTTAAGCAAGTAGAACTTAGTTTTAGTATTGATGCAGTAGGCAAACGTTTTATGTATGAACGATTTGGATCTACATGGCATAAAGTAAGTGAAAATTTAAAACGCTACGGAGACACTAATTATATCTGTAACATTTACGCCACAATTACTAATATTAATATACTTTATAGTAAGGAAGTTTTTGATTTGTCGACCCAACTAGGCATGGGACTTAGATATAATGTACTTACATACCCTTACGAATTGACAGTGACTAATTTACCTGGTACAGTAAAGAAAAATATAAGAAATAGTTTGCTATCTATAAGTAATCAAGAGTTCGTCCAAAAAATTACACCAATATTAAGCATAATGGATTCTAAAGAAGGTGTAAGTAATGTACGGGAGTATTTAGAACCGCAAGACCTTAAACGTTCAACATTCTTTAAAGACTATTATCCAGAACTAAATGCGCTTCTAAATGAGGGGAACAAATTGTTATGAGTAGTTATTGCTCTCAAAAATTTTGGTGGCTAACTATAGAACCTGAGCGTCGGCAATTACAATCGTGTTGCGCCGCTTACCCACATAAAATAGATACCGCCTGGTTAAAAGACAACCCAGGTAACTTGTTTAACATACCTATACTAACACAAGAGCGCAAGGATATGTTAGATGGTAAACAAGTTCCTAGTTGTGAAGCCACATGCTGGGCTCCCGAACGACAGGGTAAGACTAGTAGGCGTCTTGTTATGGAGTCTGATAAAGTAACACATACTGACATAACAACGGAGCCAGAAGTACTACATATTAATTTAGGTAGTGATTGTAACCTCACTTGCGTGTATTGTACAAAACAATACAGTACTGCTTGGCTTAGAGACATAGCGAGTAACGGACCATATCTATTTGAAGACCGGTATAATATTAATGTAAACGACTTAGTATTGTTAAAGTTAGGACAAAAGAAAATAGATCAAACTGAGTCTTATAATTTACTGATAGATGAAATAGTTAAGTATAAGAATTATAAGTTTGTGTCTATAACTGGCGGTGAACCTTTTTTAAACAATAGTTTGACTAAGTTGCTAAAAAACTTTACGAATCCTGTTAGGTTGTACACTGGTTTAGGTGTTAATCCTGACAGGTTAGAACGTATACTAGCAGATATAGGAGACAACGTAGAGTTTGTAGTTAGTGCTGAAGGATTGAACGAAAGTTACGAGTTTGTGAGATGGAACAACAGTTATGAAAGATTTGTAAAAAATCTTGAACTCCTACAAAAAGCAGGCAAAGTGTCTTTTAGTAGTGTATTATCTAACTTAACTATTTTCAACTTCAAAGAATTTGAGGATAAGTACGGCGACTATTATATAGACATGGTTTTTTGTAACGAACCAGATTATCTTGCATTAAATGTACTAGATGATGCAAGTAAAGAGAGTTTACTGTCTGTGCAGTTCAAAAATAAAGACAATTTTATAAAAAAGTCTTTGCAGACAAAATGTACTAAAGAGCAACATAGTAACTTACAAATATTCTTAAAGAAGTTTGTAGAACGTAGAAGATTGGATTTATCCGTATACCCATCATCATTTGTTGATTGGTTAAATGAACCAATTGACTTGACAGTGACAAATTAGCATAGTATAGTAGAATATATAAGTAGTGTACGAACTTAGTGGAGAAACTAAATGTCAATTGATTTAGACGTATTAACTGAAACATACTTAATTATGAAAGAGTATGTGTCAAGTAAAGATAGACAGGCAGCCGCAGACCAGTTGGTTGGAAATCTTGTTGATATGGGAATAGCAGATGCAGAATTCGCAAAATTTTGTGCTGTCGACTCATATTTAAAAAGAGCATCACAAGATTATCTAGATGATGATTTTGATGGTGATGATGACATAGACGAGATCGATTTCGAAGAATAATGTGGTATAATAAAGTAGTACAGGACTTGGCTTTTTTGCCTGACTTTATTGCGCATTACAATAACGAGTTAGACGGTGCCAAGCAGGAAGTTAAGATATGGGGAAATGTAGAAAAGTCTCTTACTAACTTACCGGGTATTACTGAACACAGATTTAACCAACTGCAAGAAATAGAAGCAGTATTAAATTTTATGAATATCGAACTACGACGTATAAGACGTAAGTGGTTCAAGAAATATCTAGAAGGTTATCAACGTGCGTTGACCAGCAGAGATGCTGAGAAGTATGTTGATGGTGAGGACGAAGTAGTAGACTTTGAAACACTAATAAATGAAGTTGCGCTACTACGTAATCGTTGGCTAGGTATTATGAAAGGTTTAGAAGCCAAACAATGGCAACTAGGTCACATTACAAGACTGCGAACAGCAGGTATGGAAGATGTAACAGTATGAGACAACTAACACCAGAAGAAAGTCACGAACAGAGTTTATTCACACTTAATGAACTTTACCAACACGATGACCTAATGGATTCTATACGTAGCGTCGCAGATGTTGGTTGTGGTGCAGGATTAGACATTAAGTGGTGGGCACAATGTCATAACAGAGAAGAAGTACCAGAGCCACACAACTATAAATGTTTTGCGGTTGACCTTGCTCCAAAGTTAAATTATGTGGTACCTAAAAACTTAACAGTTGTTAAAAACGACTTTACAAAAGCACCTTTCCTGCCAGTAAAAGTAGATTTAATATGGAGTCATGACAGTTTAGGGTATTGTTTAAATCCCTACGAAACACTTAGAGTCTGGAATGAGCAAATGAATCCGGGAGGTATGTTGTGTGTTATTCTTCCACAAACACACAATATAGAATATAATAGAATACACATCAATCAGTTTCCAGGACAGTTACATAGTTTTAATATTATAAATCTTGTTTTTATGTTAGCATGTGCAGGATTCGACTGTAAGGATGGCTTGTATTATAAAGGTCAAAATGATCCTTGGTTGCATGCAGTTGTATATAAAAGTAAGGTAAAGCCTATGGATCCTTTAACAACTACCTGGCACGACCTTCGTGATAAAAAACTATTACCTCAAAGTTTTGATGAAAGTATTGACAGAGTAAATCATGTTACAAACCAACCACATTTACTACTACGTTGGATCAGTGGGCATTTATTCGACTTAGCACATACGGCCTAAGTCTACGATATGGTTCTCCTGCAACGACCTCATCTATAAACCATTCTGTATTTCTAATTTGTTTTATCCAGGTTTTACGCAATCCTAAATCAGGAACCATTACTTGATAGTCTGTTCTTGCAACCGGACTAGCAAGACTTTCAGGACTTGTAATTACGGGAACTCCACTTATAATTGCTTCTATTGCGGCGCCGCCTGTTGGACTTACTACACAGAAAGCATCTTTCAGTATTTCAACAAAATCAGTGTCGTCTGCATCTCCTCTCCGCAAAGGCTTCTCTACCTTATATTTGTTGTAAATGTTTTCTGACAAAGGATAACGCGGATGAGGCCTTACTATTACTTTTTTCCTAGGGTAATATAGTTGTAATTTAGGTATAACAGTATCAAGCCATTGCTCAGTGTTAGGCATGTTATGCCACAGCTCACTGGATTCGTTTTGACAGCATATAACAATATTGTTTCCTGATTCGTGATAGTCTTTAACTTCAAAGTCAAAACGTTCATGTCTTCCATATATAATAGGATGATCAGTGTGACCGTAATACCCAGTATTGTTAATATGGTTAACTGCTATTCTAAAACTATGGTTACGTTTAAGTACCCCTACTTCCATAATAATAACAGGTTTACCTTGGCTACGGTAATGGTTATAAACTGCTTGATTAGCCTGCATTCTACCACGCCAGAGTACGCTCCAGATACAAGCCACATCTGCTGTCATATCTTCATGAACTACATTGTCAAAGATTGAAACATGGTCCTCGAAAGCCTTATAAATATCTTTGCCGTTAAGTGCAACAGCATTAGGCCAAAAGCTAATTTTCATAAACACTATTTAATATGATACTCGGACTCAGTTACGGTTTTCATGATGCAGGCGTAACACTACTCAATGATAATAAAATTTTATTTGCCGCCCACGCAGAGCGATATAGTAAAGTAAAACACGACGAAAACCTTAATACTTCAATAATACAAGAAGCTCTCAAATACGGAGAACCTAGTTGTATCATGTATTATGAGAATCCCTGGAATAAAAAGTTACGTCAGGCTTTTGCTGGTCAATGGTCGGACGCATTAAGATTTATTCCAAGTGTTAAGAAACAAATTAGACAGGTTACAGGGCTTAGTTGTCCTATATTCTATGCTGATCATCACGAAGCACATGCCGCCGCTGGTTTTGCAACTAGTCCGTTTCAAAGTGCCGCAGTTGTTGTGGTAGATGCTATAGGTGAGTGGGACACTATGAGTATTTGGCATGCATCCGTTGAACCCGAAGAAGATGAAATAATTTATACAAAACTTTGGTCAAACACTTACCCACATAGTATTGGTCTAATGTACTCTGCGTTTACACAACGTGTAGGTCTAAAGCCACTAGATGAAGAATATATCCTAATGGGCATGAGCGCATTTGGTGATGGCAAACTTAGTAGCACTATTAAGAGTGACCTTATTTTAGATCCTTGGGAGTTAAAATTTACTAAAAATATGCATCTGGGCATAGAAAACGATTACCTAAAAGACTCTAAAGACACTGATATCGCCGCAGGTATACAAGTACTAACAGAAGAACTGTTATCTAATGTTTTTAAACGTGCTAAAGAACTAACAGAAGAGACAAACGTTGTGTTTATGGGCGGGGTAGCACTTAACTGTGTGGCAAATAGAAATATAGGCAAGTACTTTGATAACATTTGGATAATGCCTAACCCAGGCGATGCTGGAAGTAGTTTGGGTGCGGCGGCAATAGCACAAGGAACAAAATTAGATTGGAAACACCCCTATTTAGGTACTGACATACCAGGTGCGTACCCAGTAAAAAGACTTGTAAATTATCTTAAGAAAAATAAGATAGCAGGTGTAGCAAGTGGCAGAGCGGAATTCGGTCCCAGAGCATTAGGACATCGCAGTTTGTTAGCAGATCCTCGCGGTATAGAAATAAAAGATGAAGTTAATAAAATTAAAAGACGACAACTATTCAGACCATTCGCTCCTGCCATACTTGCTGAACATGTACATGATTACTTTGACATGCCTGTAAAGTGGCAAGACAGTCCTTACATGCAAGTAGTTGCTACTTGCCGACGACCTGATGAATTTCCTGCTATTGTACACGTAGACGGAACAAGTCGTGTACAAACAGTTAGCAAAAACGATAGCCCAGGCTTTAGAAAGTTATTAGAAGCATGGTACGCAGAAACAGGATGCCCTATGTTGTTAAACACAAGTTTAAACATCAGAGGTGAGCCCATGGTAGACGATCGTTCTGATGCAGATAGATTTGAAGCAAAGTATGGGGTTAAGGTTTTCTCGTGAACTTGTATTGTCCGGGACACAAGGTAGACAGCAAAGCCTACCGAGTAATGAATCCTTTACATGACTGTCACGGTTTTAGAAAAATACTGGACTATACATGGGACGGAACAGGTCCCAGTTTCTTTTGGGGCTTTGTAGGCAAGAACTTTCAGTTAGTAAAAGAACATCAAGAACGTGGAGTACGTTGGTACTTTACAGACATGCCTTATTGGGGTCGCTGGAACGGATTAAAAGAAGCACTAGATCCCAATATGGATTTTTATTGGCGTGTTATTCCCAACGCAACACATTGTAATTGGGTAGGTGATTATACCGATGACAGATTTAAACGACTAGGAGTAGAAGTACATGATTGGCAAACTCGTGGTGATCACATTTTGGTGTGTCCTAGTAGTCCTACTATGGAGCGGTTTATTGGAGAGACTGGTTGGTTAGAACGTACACTACAAACTTTACGTAAGTTTACAGATAGGCCTATACGAGTAAGGCATAAACCTAGAGGTAAGGGCACAAGTGGTCCAGCAGCCGCCCTTATACCGTTTGCAGATGAAGCTCGTAATGCACATGCAGTTGTAACATCTGTTAGTATGTCAGCAGTGGAAGCCGCATGCTTAGGCATACCAGTGTTCAGTCATAAACAAGGTCCAGCGTATCCTATTGCACAAACGGACCTTAGTAAGATAGAAACACCCGTCAAACCTGACCGTACTCAATGGTTAAATACACTAAGTTATTTTCAATTTACAGAAAAAGAATTACAACAAGGCATAGATAAAATCAATGATCGTATCGTTTTTACCAGCTAAAAAGAAAAATACACAGGAACGTATTGTCCATAATTTTAACAAAGGTGCTCAAGGTAGAGAACTGCCCATTGACTGGTGGTTAATTAATAAAAGATTACCTACAGGAACTAAAAGAACTGTTACTGCTGGTATCTTACGTGGCGGTGGTGACTTATTACGTTACTTAAATCAAGGCGATCACAAATACTACTACATGGACCATGCTTACTTCAAGGCAGGCTATGATAAACACAACGAGTGGATGCGTGTAACAGCGGATGGATTTAACTGTAATAAGATTACAGATACAGATAGTACAAAATTTAATAAGTTATTTGATAGGAACTTTGAGCTTAAACCTTGGCGCCGAGACGGACAAAAAATTTTAATACTGCCACCAACAGATCCTGTTAGTTATGTTTTTGGAAGTCACAACTGGACCGATATGGTTGTTTCAAAAATAAAGGAATACTCTACAAGAGATATAGTTATAAGGTCGAAACCTGGTGAAGTATTACTAAATGATAAAGGCGTTGAAGTAGGCAGAACGCCCAACGATCCAACACAACGTTCTTTAGAAGAAGACTTAGCGGATGCACATTGTGTTGTAGCATATCATAGTAGTGTGGCTGTTAAAGCCGCTATTGAGGGTATTCCTGTTATTTGTAGCGAACAGTGCGCCGCTTATCCAATCAGTAACAACATAGCCAACATTGAAAAATTTGAAGAGTTTGACAGACTCCCTTGGTTGTTTAACTTATGCAATCATCAATTCGACACTCAAGAGTTGTTAAGCGGCAAAGCCTTTAGGTATCTTGAGGCTGAAAGAGAAAAACTATGATCTTATATTGTGCCGCTAATAAAAAGTATTTTGACTTGTATTTCGACTTATGGCAAAAACAAGCAAATAAATTTTATCCTGATACTAGGAAAATAATTGCTTTATATGGGTGTACACCTAAGGACTTCCAAAATGCGCACAAACTAGGAGTTGAAGTAAAGGACGTTACACATGATAGACGTTTCCCCGACAATCCTATTATTAATCACTTTTATGTACTACGTTGGTTACATTTGCCCTACGAGTATGGAGAGAACATATTAGAAACACAAATAAATTGCCTAGCAGTTAAGAAAGCAATGACTATAGACAAAGATAACTGGGGTGTGGAACATGCCAGAATAAGTCGTTGGAAATATAAACAAGGACAGGGAAAATACAAGGGCGGTGTAAGCGCCGCTGTCTTCACACCCGATGGTGCATTAAAGGTCGTTAAACAAGCAGAAAAAATGATAGGCAAGCCGCCAGAGAGCGATCATCCTATGAACTCTTGGCAAGAACAAAATTTAACCTGGGAACCTATAGTAGCAGAGCAACAGTTTAAACATTTAAACCAGCATATAGAAGATTATACTTGTTGGATTACAGCAGGCACAAGTCAACACTATACACCAGATCAAAAGTTAGAGGTACTTAATCACTATGTTAGTGCTTAGTAAAACAAATACAGGATTCGTACACATTCCCAAGTGTGGCGGAAGAAGTGTGGTTGTACAGTGTCAAAAGTTTGATCATAACCACCACGGCGAAATAACAGGTACACATTCTAGAGCAAGTAAAATACTAGAATGTGGATATAAGTTGGATAATTTTATAGTACAAGTACGCAACCCTTACACTAGATTTGTCAGTGCGTACCATCATCAAATTGAAGAACAAGTAGGCAGGTTGCAGTGGACACTAGATCAGATACTAGACTGCTTGCATAAAGGAAAACTTAGTGAATTTCCAGATCCAGGTATATTACGTAGACAAGTAGATTGGTATGAGCCAAAATTAAATATGAAATTTTTTAAACTAGAAGATAAAACTATCTGGCCGTGGTTAAATGATAATGGGTTTAGTGGTATACGGGAAAAAGTTTCAGGAGCCGCACAAACAGATAAAAAGATAGAATTATATGACTTTCAGAAAGAAATAGTGTATAATTTTTACAAGCAAGATTTTGAAACATTTGGATACAATAAATGAGTAAACTTACAGTGATATTGCCTGCCGCCGGCAAAGCAACAAGACTACAATTACCCTATGCTAAAGAGGTAATGAGCATAGGGCCTAACAAAAGCCTAATAGATAACAGTTTTAACTTTTTTAGAGACTATGGTAGAAAAGACGTAGAGTTTGTAGTCGTTATTAGAGAAGGCAAGTCTGAGATTGTAGACTACCTTGCAAAGTATAACAACAGATATGACATTAGTTTTACGTTTCAGAATCCAAATGAACATGAGTACACGGGTGCTATTAAAAGCGCAAGACACTTGTTTGGTGAACACAATATAGTATTATTGCCAGATACTGTTATGAAGTTAGACACAGGTGCTGACTTATACGAGTGTGTGATGTCTAGCCTTACAGAAACAGGCTTTACATTCTTATACAAAGACGAGACCGATGTTGACTTATTAAAAACTAAAGGCGCACTTGTAGTAGAAGATGGTATTATAAAAAGTTATGAGGACAAACCAGAACAGGATGTAGAAAAGTATAATGCATTCTGGTGTGCGTTTGCCTACAGACGTAGAGCGTTTGACCAGTGTATAAACTTTATGGAAAAGTCTACGCTGAGACAACGTGTGATGTTAGATGAGATTAAAGAAACACCAATATACAATAGTAAAGGTATTAGAGTACAAGACTATATCGATTTAGGCACATGGCCAGAAGTTCGAAGATATTTAAATGAAGAAAATTGTCACTGATTGCGACGGTGTATTACTAGACTGGGTATTTGCGTTTGATGTCTGGATGGCTGAACAAGGCTATCTCAAACTACCAGACGTAGATCACAGTTATATCCAACGTGTACGGTATGGTATTCCCGAAGAGGAAGCAATAGACTGTGTGGGTAGATTCAATGAGTCTGGCGCAGTAGGTTTCCTGCCGCCGTTTAGAGATGCGCAGTACTGGGTACGTAAACTAGGTGAAGAAGGCTGGCGTTTTGATGTTGCCAGTAGTTTACACATAGACAAGTATGCACAAAAACTTCGTTATCGTAACCTTGTACATATATTTGGTGATGTGTTTGACAAAGTATACTGCGGCTTAGATTTTACAGAAGGCAAACTTGATTATCTAAGCAGTACATACAAGGATACAAATTTTTATTGGATAGAAGATTCAGTTAGTCATGCAGAGTCTGGCGAACAAGCAGGCATGCGCAGTATTGTAATGGATCATCCTTACAACAAACGCTGGCAAGGACTACGTGTTTCTAACTGGCAAGAATTATATGAGGTAGTAAATGGCAACACCACACATTGAAGCACCAGATGATGCATACGCACCAGTAGTATTACTGCCTGGTGATCCGCTTCGTGCTGAATGGATAAGCCGCAACTTTTTAACTAAACGTAAAGTAGTTAATCAGGTACGTAACTGTTTAGGTTACACAGGAGAATACAAAGGTATTCCCATCAGTGTACAAGGTGGTGGCATGGGCCAGGCTAGTAATGCTATCTACATACACGAGTTGTATAATATGTACAACGTAGAAACAATTATCCGTGTAGGATCTGCAGGAGCCATTGCTGACCACTTGGACTTAGGCGACATTGTTGCCGCAACAACAGCAAGCACAGACAGTAATATGACTAAAGAGTTTATACCTGGTTGGACATTCTGCCCTACAGTAAGTTATGATTGGTTGCGCAAGTTCACAGACATTTGTCCGCAAGCACATGTGGGTAGTATAACAAGTAATGATTACTTTTATCAGACTGATCAGTTATGGTGGCTTAAACATGACGATCTAGGTATACTGGCAGTAGAAATGGAAACACATGTACTATATGCACTAGCAAATAGGTTTAAAAAGAAAGCACTTAGTGTCTGTACCATTAGCGATCATTTAGCAAAAAATGAAGCAATGGACAGTCTAGCAAGACAGACCAGTTTTAAAGAAATGACTGAGTGCGTATTGGAAACAGTGGTGGCAATGTGCTAAAGTTTTATACTCCAGATAGAAAAGGCGCACAAGAGCCATACAGTTACAGAAGTCGTGCTAGACTAGTAGGTGATTGCATAGAAGATTTGTCTAACGCTAATACAGATGACATTGTAGTACTAGGTAGAATACATACAGAACAAGATGTTGCCTATCTACTTGACAACAATATACGTTACATACATGACATCTGTGATAATAAGTGGCCTAAGTTAGAAAAGTTGTGGACTAATACTAATAGCACAGCAACAGCAATTACTACAACTTGTGATGAACTTAAAACCCTTATACAAACTAAAACAGACAAATCAGTTTACGTTATTCCTGACCCTACTGAGCGTAGGAGAGAAGAACCTGCGTGGAAACCTACAGGAATACTCAAAGCAGTCTACTATGGTAGCGCCGGTAATTTAAAACAAATTAACTGGGACGACTACGACGTTTATACATTAGACCTAAAAGTAATTAGTAATGAAGGTCCTATTATGTGGAGTTACGAAACACAAGGTAAGGTTGTTAGTAATAGTGACTTTGTGTTATTGCCAGTAGACAACAGCAATGCAATGACAATGTATAAAGGTAACAACAGACCAGTAGATGCATTAATGCAAGGCAAATTTGTAGTTACTAATGCCGAGATCCCTAGTTGGTTAACACTTAAAGACTATATATGGTGTGGGGATATTGACGAAGGTATAAAGTATATCAAGTATAGTCCTAATCAGGCATTAGAACGTGTACGTGCAGGACAGAGGCACGTAATTGAAAATTACAGTCCCAGTGTAATAAGTCAACAATGGCAAGCAGTATATGAGGAATTAGCGTAATGTGCGCAATACATGGATTTTTGCATAAGGATACTAACAAAGTCGCTAAGATGATTAAGGCGGCACATCATCGTGGTCCTGATGGTAACGGTGCATGGTCAGATTCTAACATAACACTAGGTCATAACTTACTAAGCATTGTTGATGATGCAGATGCAAGTGCTCAGCCCTGGCATCATGAAGATTGTGTCCTTGTTTTTAATGGTGAGATTTACAATTATAAAGAACTACAATCAACTATTAAACACAAGTGCGTAACTAATACTGATACAGAAGTTCTAGCGGCAGGACTAAAAGAACAAGGCTGGGAGTTCTTAAAGAAATGTGATGGCATGTTTGCTGTGGCTTTCTATAATAAGACTACCAGACAGTTGATACTAGCCAGGGATACTAACGGCGCAAAGCCATTATACTATGGTTACAAAGACAAAGTATTACATTTTAGTAGTGAAATCAAGAGCTTACTAGCAGTAGGGTTCGAACGCCGAGTATGTAAGCAAGCTCTAGCCCAGTACTACAATCAAGGATACAATCCAGGTTACCTTACAATGTTTGAAGGTATAAAGAAACTTGTTCCAGGTGAAGTATGGATTAACGATTCTAGAACTAACCTATTAGATTATACGTTAGATCCTGTAACAGAAACAGATCCTAAAGTATTAGGCGCAGAAGTAAAGCAACTTAACCAGCATAGTGTAAATCAAACACTAATGGGACGTAGAAACATTGGACTATTTTTATCAGGTGGATTAGACTCTGGTAGTATATTAGCAGAGATGCGTGAGCTAGGAGTTAAGCCAGTTACGTTTACAAGTAGTTTTGCCACAACTGATCCCGAAAGTAGACTAAACGAGGACAGCGAACTAGCAGAACGTTTATGTAGAGACTGGGATATAGAAAACTATCATATACATCAAACACAACAAGACTATGTTGATGCGTTAGATGCAACCTTCTATGCGTTAGAAGAACCAAGACAGGGTAAGAGTTTTCCTACTTACTACAACACAAATAAGTTTATTAGTAATAATAATATTGTAGTAACACTGTCAGGTGATGGTGGCGACGAAATATTTGCAGGCTATAAACATCACAGTGGGATTCCTAACTGGCGCAACAAATTAAAGATGTGGCGCACACACAATAGACCACTTGACAATCCTGAACTTCAGTGTACACTAGAAGATCAAATGGATTATCTTAATGAGTGGTTGCCCAAGACACAAATGACAGGAGACGCACTTAATGATTTCATGTACACAGAATGTCTTAATAGCGTAGCAGAAGACTTTCTTGTACGTAACGATAAGTTAGGTATGAGCTTTAGTATGGAAGCCCGTTTTCCTATATTAAACAAGAGTCTAAGAGATTACGTTAGGGCCATACCTGGTGAAACCAAAGTAGACAGTATGTTTGCTGATGCACCAACAGAGAAACATAAGTTACTACAAAAAGAAGCATACAGAGGCATCTTGCCTGACTATATTATAAATCATAAAAAAACAGGTTGGCGTTTTCCTACTGATGAAATACTGGTAGGTAGATTAGACTCACCTGCACCAGACAATGGTGTCTTAAAAGATTATATAAGAGATATATTAAGTAGTGCAGACCTAATGGATATTTTCGAATATAAAAAATCAGATATAGAAAACAAGTATCTTAATAATAAAGAGTTTACAAGTAAAAACAAAGGTCCTGGTATACGTAGTCAGAAGGAGCTCTTTGTTATTTTAAATTTTGCAGTATGGAAAAAAGTATATGGGATCACACTATGAGAGTTTTATTAGTTACAACATGGAATAATCGATTATATCAAGAGTACGGACATAGGTTTCAAAGCACGTATAATTGGAAGTATCCTTACATTGTCTATAATGAAGATGGTGGCATGTATGATCTTGTTCCTGACCTTAAAAAATTTGTTAACAGGAACGCCAGGAGACCCTACGAGAATTACTTACAGGATGGGGTAAGATTTAGTTATAAAGTTTATGCCTATACTCATGCCATACTAACTATGGAAAACTTTGACTTTATAGTAGGAATAGATGCTGATAGTGTATTTTTAAAACCTTTACCCGAAGAAGAAATAAAGACAAGTCTATATAAGGAAGATTGTATGCTTACCTATATGGGTAGAGGCAAACAATACAGCGAGTGCGGATTTTTAGGATTCAATATGCACCACCCTGATACATTAGACTTTGCCAGAGAAATGAAACGTATGTATGATTCAGATGAAATCTACAGTTTACTTGAATGCCATGACAGTTTTGTTTGGGATTTTGTTCGTCTTAAGTTTGAAGTAGAACGAAACACTAAAAATAATGACATAGGAGATGGCGGCAAAGGACACATACAAGCTAGGTGTGTATTATCAGAGTACTACGATCATACTAAAGGTAATAGGAAGAAAGTAGGTTTTAGTACTGAAAATAACAGAGCAAAGGCAGCAAAATTGGAAGGTATGCGTAAAAAATGATTAACGTTTTTATAGGATACGACAGCAAAGAGAAGGTAGCGTTTAATGTTCTTAGTTACAGTATACTAAAGAACAGCACAAAGCCTGTAAGTATTACTCCTATATATTTAGAAAACATTAAAGACGATTTTGTTAGAGAGCGTAACAGCCTAAGCTCTACAGAGTTTAGTTTTAGTAGATTTATTGTACCACATTTAATGAATTATCAGGGCTGGGCATTGTTTATGGACTGTGATATGTTAATGCAAGCAGACATAAACGAACTATGGCGCCTACGTGATGATCGCTATACTGTACAAGTATGCAAACACGACTACACACCTAAAGCAAGTAAAAAGTTTCTAGGGCAAGTACAAACCAAGTACGAGAAAAAGAACTGGAGTAGTTTTATGTTGCTTAATTGTAAAAAATGTACTACACTAACACCCGACTATGTTAATAAAGCCAGTGG